TGGTCTGGGTTGGTACAATAGTTATAGGAATATTAGGATGGAGGTTATCACAATGATACCAATGGAACTATTATCAATGTTAGCGTCTACTGTACTAGGTGGCGTTATGTCTATTATGGCACAGAAAGGACAGGCTGAAGCTGAGCGAGAAAAGATGTTAATGCAACGTGCAAACTTTGCAGCCAAACAAACTGATAAAGCTAGAGCAGTCTCTGATCCACACACTAAACATACCAGAAGATGGATTGCTTTAATGTGTGTATTTTCTATTATCGTAGTACCAATCGTTGCTCCAATCTTTACAGATGTTAATGTCGCATACCAGATAGTAACTGAAGCTGATAGTGGTTGGTGGATATTTGGATCTACTTATGAAACCTCATACTTTGAAGAGGGCAATACAATTTTTATAACTAACTTACAATCCCACACTATATTTTCTATTATTGGATTATATTTTGGTGGATCACTAACGAGGAAATAATATGGCTAAACTATGTGCAAAAGGAAAAGCGGCAGCTAAAAGAAAATTTAAAAAGTATCCAAGTGCATACGCTAATATGTATGCATCAGGTGTATGTTCAGGCAGAATAAAACCTGGAGGTAAAAAGAGTGGCAAAAAAAGGACTTAAAGCATGGGTGCGAGAAAGATGGGTAGACATTGGGTCGCCAAAAAAAAACGGGAAGTTTCAGCCATGCGGAAGAAGCAAGGGAGACGGAAGAAAGTATCCTAAGTGTGTACCTCTGGCTAAAGCAAATGCTATGACACCAGCTCAACGCTCAGCAGCAGTCAGAAGAAAACGCTCTAAGGATAATACATCAAAAGGTAAACCAAGTTATGCGAGGACTTAAATATGGTAGCTAAAAAATATCAAAACCCAAGTGGAGGACTGAATGCAGCTGGGAGAGCATACTTTAAAAGAAAAGAGGGAGCTAATCTTAAAGCACCAGTTACAGGCAAAGCTCCAAAAGGATCTAAGGCGGCAGCAAGACGTAGGAGTTTTTGTGCCAGAATGTCTGGAGTTAAAGGACCAATGAAAGATAGTAAGGGCAGACCTACTAGAAAAGCATTGGCATTAAGAAAATGGAAATGCCGTACATAAAACAATGCTGTTATGTATTGTTAGTCATTATACTAGCATATGGGATAGCTGATGCTATAGGAGATGTAACAAGCTCAGGTAGTACCACGAATACCCAATCCAATAATGCTGGGTCTAATACGGCTATAACAGGTGGATACGAATCCAGCACTACTTATCAATCAGGCTCATCTTCTAGCACTACTACTAATAATGAGACTAACAACAGCACAAATCAAAAAACAGCCGTAAACAGCGCCTCAGCGCCCTCTATGAGCGTATATGGACAAGACTCTTGTGTCATTCCATTGGCTGCTGGAGTTACAGTCATAGGATTTAGCGGTAGTTTTGGTAGCTACATGGTAGATGAAGAGTGTGAGCGTAGGAAATCTGTATCTGTACTAGCCAAGCTTGGCATGAAAGTAGCAGCAATAAGTTTAATGTGCCAGAATGAAAATGTCTGGCAAGCCATGATGGATGCTGGTACACCTTGTCCTATTGATGGGCTGATTGGAGCTAAAGCTAAAGAGAGATGGATGGAAAAACGTAGAAAAGAATTAACAGGAGATACTCAAACTAAACCGAGTATGACGTGGAATGAGAAGCCTATACCTAACGGCAATATTACTAAGTAGCACTGTACTTGCAGATACTACCGGCAACCTTATAACCAATGGTAACTTTAACAATGGTACTACAGGCTGGACTTTATCTGGCGATTCCCAACGTATAGGAGATTGTTGCCCTGGCGGACACGATCTAGAGTTTGGAGATAGTGGCAGCATAGAACAATCTTTTGACTTACTCTCAAACACCATTACACAACCTATGCTTAACAATGGTATTACCCTTAACTCATCAGTAGAAGTACAAAATGGAGAGTGTGGTGTATCAGGATGTTGGGGAGGATCAGGACCAGCAGATACTTTTACAATTAGATTACAGATTAGAGATTCAGAGAGCAATGTACTAGCTACAACAACACAGGAGAGAACCAATGTTACAGGAATTAATGGAAAAGATTTTGAAGATAGCGTTTCGTTTACTGGGACAGGGTCTAATGGGGGAAATATATTTATTAGTGGGAGTGACGGCAATAGTCCTGCTAATCTTGGCGGTCCTAATGTGGATAATATTTCTGTAACAATGACATATGATCCAGTTGTACTATCAGCTGTACAAACAGCAACCATAGCCACAGCCTTTGAAGAGATTGAAGAAATCTTAACTACAGTAAGTCCAGAAGAATTATTTATATATGAAGAATTTATAGTAGAAGAGTTTATACCCTTTGAAGAACCAGAGATTTTAATAGAAATAATAGAAGAAATAACTTTCGAAGAAATAGCTATTGAAGAAATCAACACAGGAATCGTTGAGATATTTACATTAACTATTGAAGAAGAAATTGTACCTATGGAGGTAGCATATGAAGAACCGGAGACCATCGAAGCGTTCACAACAGAAGTCGAAAGCTTTGAAGAAACAACAGAAGTTGCAGAAACAATTGAACCAACAGAAATCACAGGAGGAACAAATGAACAAAATAAATCTATCGAAACAAACACTGAAATTGAAGAAGAAATCACAGTCGCAAGCACAAAAGAGGAGTCCAGAGGAACTGAAAACGTATCTGAATCAGAAGTCAACAGTACTCAAAGCGAAGAATCCTCAGATGAAAATGCAACCAGCGAAACCAGTGGAACCGAAAGTGGAAGTGAAGCCTCAACCAATCCAGACTCTGGAAGTAGAGTTGAGTCCGATACAGAAGTTTCGGAAGTGGCTAGCCAATCTATTCAAGTAGAAGATATAGAGAAGCAAGTAGCTCAAACTATTACATCAGTAGATCAACAGTTAGTAGCCACATCTAATATTGTGGCTAAGCTGATGGCTACTACCAACCTTGATTCTTATAGTAATATGAACCAAGATATACTAATACAACCAACAATTGATGGAGGTAATATAGATGAATACTATACAAGAAACTATAGCGATGGTAGAAATATATATGCTGAGACTCAAATTAGCTATAATGACCCAGTGTTTCTTTATCAAAGGAAGATTGAAGAAACTGTGGATAAAGTAATTAGAGCAGAAGAACATCTAAGGAGAATACGTGGATATTAAAGTAATCACAGGAGCTATTGGTCTAGTCATTACACTAGGAGGATTGTTTGTCTATCAAGGACAATTAATCCAGAGAGTAGAAGTATTAGAAGCTAAGTCTGCCCCAAATATTAAACCTTTGGAGCAAGACATAGCTATTAATAAGGCTGAAATTGCCGTACTCAAAGCAAAAGTAGAAGAGATTAAAGCTCGCTCAGATAATCCTTTACAGTAGCGTAGTAATAATCTAACAATTCTTGCTCTGTCCCATACTTAGCAGTCCAAGATTTAGTACCACCATGGATACCATGCTTTGGGTGCTGATGATGAGTCCAGCAAAGTGGAATGAATAAGCGAGATCGCTGACCCATTCCCATTCCTTTTCGAAAGTGATGAATATTAGGCTGAGTATAGACTTGATAGTGTTTTCTACACACTACACATCCATACTCTACCATCTCTTTCATCAATTCCTTTTCTTGTTTGGTGTGTTTTAGTTTTGCCATATCTTCTTCTGGCTACTCATGTTCCACAGTTAATAGTAGTTGTCTGCTTCCATGTCCCTCTTTCATTAAGTAGCCTTTCTTTATAAGACTGTCTACTATTTTGTATGCTTGACTAACAGACGATAAGTCACACATTGTGTGAATCTCGTTGTATGTAGGGGAAATTCCTTGTTCCCCTATCATACTTCTCACATACTCATAGACTTCCATTTGATGTGGTGTCATTAGAATGGTACTCCTGGATCAAAAGGGCTTTCCTCTCCGGCATTTTTGGGTGCCTCCGAGTCATTCCCTTTGTTACCTAATAATTGTATGTGATGTCCATAACTTACTTCAACGAAAGGTATTGTATTGTTTTCATCTTTCTTCCATACAGTAGCCAATCCCTCAAGGTATATCTGTTTACCTTTAGTTAGATATGGGTGTAGGTTTTCTACAAGCTTTTCATTCCATACAGTTACATTATGCCATTCGGTTCTCTCTTCTTTACCTACACTTCTGTTGGTAGCCATAGTAAACTTCATGTATTGTGTGCCTCTGTTTGATGTGAGAAGCTCGGCATCCTTGCCAAGCCTCCCTATTAAACAGATTTTGTTTAAGTCATTAGCCATTTTTAGACTCCTTTTCTTTACATACTTGTTCATCTATATCGTTCATAATTACTTTACACTTATCATATACTTTATTTAAACGATCTAAATCATGAACAATGTAATGTGTCCATTGTGCTAATCTACCTCTAATTAAATATCTTGGTACAGATTCTTTTTCATTTGTTATAGGATTAGTGAACTCATAGTCTTGATGGTCTGGATCATTAAGCCATTCTTGTTCTGCTTTTTCTTTAACAAAATCATTAGGTGTTTTGTTTATGTTTGTTACTTTATCTTTACTCATCTTCTATATCTCCTTTGATATTATCAATTTGGTTATTGGCAGCTAACTTAACTTTGTTACTTACCGGTTCTTTAAAGTCATCAGCTTCTGCTTCTGAGTATATGTAGGCGTGAGCGTTGAGTAGTTTCAAGATACATCTATCTACTGCTCTCTTCTCTGCCATAGCATATGGGTACTGATTCATTGTATTTTTAGGTGTTGATTCGCCTAATGATTCAACGATTCTGTCTCCACTAGTAGCTACACATTTGACTACAATATCTGGACTAAAGTTAAGTACTTCAAGCGTCCAGGTTATTTTGTCTTGCGCTGCTACTTTCTCAAGTGCATTGTGTTTAATTATCCACGTATTCTTGCCACCTCTACCAAGGTTCCAAAAGTCTGTGGACTCTAGTTTATACTCTTCTTTAAACTTCTTAATAAGAGTATTAGTGTAATTGCTTTCCATTATTTAGTTTCCTCCTTAATGGTTAGTATGTTTTTCTTATTGCGAGTCACCACGACACCGCTCCCACTTGCTCGATAACAATCATCTGGCATTAAAGCTTTGATTGCTTTCTTACAATTCTCAAACTCATCAACATATGGTTTAACTTCTTTGTATTGTTTAGCAAAGTCTTTCCATTTGATGTGATCTTTCATATCATATTGCTTCATACCATTTAGTTTGATGTCTTTCTTATCAATAGTAGGTAAGCCTTTATATGCTTTAGGTTCTTTGTTTTCTTTAAGATGTTCAATAAACCATTCTTCTACTGCTATTAATTTCTTTTGATAAGTGTAATCAGCATCAATGAGAGTGTACTCAAATCTTCTATTACCAAAAATTACTGACAAATACATAGAATCTTTTTGTGTATGTATCATGTAATGTTGTAATTGAGGGTAGTAGTTTTGAGCTAACACTTCCATTCTGTTATCTTGATATGTATGTTTAGCTTCACAAGGTGTATGAGTTTCATCTGTCATGCCATCTAATGATGATCTCATCCATAATTTTTTATCATCTGGATCAACAGTTATATCTCTAAACACTTCCTGTTCTATATCATATTGTAAGAAATCAAGATTAACTTTTTCAGTAGCAATACCTATTTGTACTTGTAATACTTTTGATAAGTCATCTCTTGGTTTCTTTTCTTTTATTTCTTTATACAAATCTAACCATTCTCCTCTCATTAGCCTGTTAGCATCTGATCCACCAAGAGTATAGTTACCTGTATCGTTTATGTTTCTATTCATATTTGTCTCCTTATTTTATATTATTATACTATGTTTCTTCTACATCTGGTAGGTATTTGTTCTTTACTTTACCTCCCATTTTCTTAAATACTTCTAATTGATAAAAGCATTTAGATGTTTTAATTAACCATTCTTTATGCTCAACATACATCGGCTGACATATATCAATAAAGTCTTTAGGCAATGGTAACCTAGGGTAAGTATAGGTAGTGAGCAATTGATGTGTTGCTTGCTCTATACAAAACCTAGGATACTGTTCCAAAAGATTAAAGTACTGTGTCAATCCGAAGTCATCTGGAACCTTGCATTGAAAGGTAGAGGCAATAGTCTCAAGGGCTAATGCTATATCTTCTCTCTCGCATGGTTCCATTTGGACCACATACTTTTGACACATATCAACGGCTACTCCATCAATCCCTTTCTCCAGAGGGAAGTCGTTTGACACGCCCATCCACTGTTGAATCTCCTGACTTCGCAACTCTAAGAATACGCTTCCTTCTATTCGAAACATTAGAGGAATTAGTTTCAGTGTGTCCTGATTCTTTAACTCCTCTTGATCTAGCGTACTCATCGGCACGCCTAATCCAGTTTCGGAAAGCTGCTTCCCAATTTGCTGATACACCTCCATTGCTGAGGTAATAATCAACGAACTTTTCTTTCTCATATTGTATGTCTACTCCTGGATAGGCTGCCATCATCTTAACTATAGTAGCTTCTGATGGCATCCAATCCTCATTTATCTGTTTCTTGCTCATCTAACCAATCCTCGTAATGATCTATTCCTGAAGCATAATCATAATCATCAGCTAGACTAGGGCTTCTTGTTTCAAAGAAACTTGGACACTTACGATATTGCATATACATTCTTGAATAGAATGGTTTATAGTTATTGTTTAACTTAAATGGATCTCCTTTTCCATCTAAATCCGTGTGGTACCTGACTACATTCATAATAATTTCTATGCTGTAGTGAGGTCTGGTCACTCTTTGACAATCAGCTAACTCTACAATCTTATGAAATATTTCAGGATTGTTTTTGTTAAATCTAAGAAAGTTGACTGCAAATGATAACTGTTTATCATACAAGTCTTGTCTTTGATTAGACTCAGCAATTGCTTCCATCATGCTATCGTTATTTTCCATCTCTTCTAACTCCTCTTCCGTTTTCGTATCGAAGTATAGTTGTTTCACTTTTCCCATTGTTGTTTCTCCTTATGTTTTTTAGTTGTTCTTGTCTAGATGTAACAGGTAACAAGTCAGCCCAGAGATTCTCTGTTAGCTTTTCTTCAAGCCAGGTATGAGCTTTTTCTTTAGCTTTCTCTTTGTTAATATCACTAGCAATCATCTTTTTACCTCGTGCTATTGCCGCTCCATTAACTGTTATCTGCCACATCTTAGTTTTGTTGTCATCAGCTAGTCTTATTAGTCTACACTCTAATGTTATCTTGTGTTCGATAGAAACATTACAAGTATAAGCTGATGTTGCTCCTTTAATTGATTTCCAAGACATTATAATAATTCCTCCTGTTTAATTTCAGGTGGTACTATTTGTGCTTGGTAGCTACATCTATATACGCCAGTTTCGAGTATATTTATAGTTACTCTGTAAACAGTACCATCATATTTATCTTTCCATAGCTCGTATTCAACACCGTCACCGCCAACATACTCGCATTTGTCTATGTCTATATTGAAATATTTTTGTTTAGCCATTAGGCTACCTCCTGGATCTCAAGACCCATTATGTTTAACATATAGTTTGTTGCTTGTTGTGCCTTACCTACTGCAATATTAAATGCTCTCTTATCATCAGAGAGTAGCTGTATCCAGCTGTTTAAATATTGAGCGTGGTCTTTTCTAGGTGCTGATATCACACCCAATTGTACACACATAAAGCATGAGGTAAGTTCAGCTATGAGTTCTTCCATAGCATACTTCTTATCTCCAAACTTTCCTTTAAGATTTCGATCTAATCTAGATGCATGACCGGTACGATGTGCTTCTTCATGAGTCCTGGTACCGTAATAATCAGCTGCTGAATCAAACTGTTTAAAGTCTGGCATTCTAATCTCATCTGTACTAGGTATATAACAAGCCCTATTACTTGGCTTAACTATTGAACCTAGTTTATTAATGAGAGCATCAGCTTCATCTGATCTAGTATCTTGATTGATATCTATTGTGTCAAAGCCGCTAAACTTACTAACATCTCCATCGACCTGTTCGATATTGAATGCAATATACTTACCAAACTTTGGACGATTGTCCTCATCTTTGCCTTTGTATACTGTAAGCTTAACTGCTTTAGCTCCTTTCTTTACCTGACATCCATGCCAACTCCATTGATCGTAGGTTCCCCATACTGTTCTATCAAATGTAGATAGACTAGCTAGAGTTACCAGATTACCACCAGATAGGTAGTGTCCTTGACAAGTAATGAACTTCTTATTACGCCATGGCTTTTGCCAATCGCCATTTTCAGATTTCATTAACTTAAGAATCGCCTCACTTAATAGGGTAGGCGTACCCTTTTTCTCTCTTTTCATATTATTTACCTTTTTTTTAGTGAGATGTAGCACATTAATCTACAACTGTGCTACATCCATACTATTATTATACTATCTAACAGATTTCAAATCCACCAGACTCTCTACAGAATTTAACAAAACTCTCTAGATGTGTTACTGAAAATGGATAAGAATCATCCCAACTTTTCTTGGCATATAACTTATCCCATTCTTTTTTATGCTTAGGTTTAAGCTCATTGATATTCTTAACATCATGTTTAGCTAATAGATCATCCATTTGTTTCTGAACAAACTTATTATGTTCTTTAGCTTTTTTTACTTTATCCATGATGTCAGCCTCAACTTCTTTAGCATCGCCAGAGTCTATGTGTTTCTGTACATGATCTGCTATTTTCCAAGCTAACGCTCCAGATACCATATGTCCACTATTGGTATGCCAACCCTCATGGTCATCTTCCGGAATAAAGTCTTGACAACAATACAACACATAGTTTGCTAGCATTCGCCACCACCATACATTACTCCTAAAATATGTACCATCTTGGTCAGCCCATTCTTCGTATTGCTTGTACCAGGCTTCTTTATCTTGGTCATACAATTCTAAGTTTGGTTTGTTATGTTCTTGTTCAGCTGGGTCTAACCCATATAAATCAAATCCCATAATATTTTCCTCCTTTTGTTGAGGGTAGGCAGAGTCCGTAATCTACCTACCCAATGGTTTATTTATTTATTGCCATCCCAAGCTAGACCTTGACTAATGTCAGGTATACGTGGGCTGTCAATTCCTACTTGTTTGAATACATCATCAATAAATTTTCTAGCATCTGTGATGTCGTATCCGCTATGCAGTACCTGAATACAGGCATTCTCTGCATCGTTAAGATGTTTCAATGCTGCGCCTTTAGCTGATTTTTCATAAGCAAGTTCAGCCTCATCTCTGCATTTTTCTGCCACAAATTTATTAAAGTAATAAATATCTGGCTGATTATCTTGATCATTACCGTATCCTCGATTCATCTTAAAAGAATCTCTATAAGAATTATCTTTAGTAGATGATGGATTACTATCAATGTGATCATTAACTTTATCCTGAATTGACATAGCAATTTCAGACTCTTTAGCTTGTAAGATATGAAGTTTAGTTTGCATTGTTAATTCAAACTCTTTACGTGCTTCATGAGCTTTCTTAAATTCAGCTAAAACTTTTTCACATCCCATTATTTTGATGTATTTAGGTATAGCTTTATCAAGATTCTCATTGATTAGAGAATCTCTTTCGTTTTCATAAACACGTCTATGTTTATTAAACTTATTTTGTATATCCTCTTTCATCCATACCATATCTGGTACACGGATGGGAGTCATACGTTTGTTATTATCTGGCATAATTGCCTCCTTGTTTAGGTTACATCCTTACGACCGTAAGGAATTTATTAAGGATAGATAGATAACTTGCAAGTTATTTACAGGTGTTACGCCATCTATCTATCCCAGACCTAGGTTCTATTAACGCATGCCACTAGGTCGTTTAATTCATTAAGGATAGATAGGAAGTCCCATGGGGCTTGTCTTTCCAACCTATCTATCCCACAGATACTCCAGACTCAGTCAGCCTGGCAGTTTCTTATTGATTCCACACTTCTTTATCTTTAAGAAATGCAATACATTCTTCTTTAGTCCATTCTTTAGTTTCTACATAAAGATGTTCTTCTTCAGTAATATGATCTAAACATCTTTCTTGTAGATGTTCTAAATACATACGACTGGAATCATCTTCCATCTTTTCTCGTTCAATTTCGTAACCTATACGAATGAAAGATAAGATAGATTGAATGCCATCTCTATACCCTTGATGGTAAGAGAGATCACATCTAGCTCCTGATTCAAGCGATGTATTCTTGTGTTCTTCTGGTAAGTATCTGATGTTGTTGTCGTTTAGTTTATCAGCCTGATGTAACAGCTGAGTCAGTACGTCTAGTTTTTCAAACATAATTGTCTCCTTATTTTCTATTTATATTCTACCATATTACTCATAAATATGGAATTCGTTTGCCGATCCCTTAATGGATATCAGGCAAGGGTTTGCCTGGTGTAACAGAGGCACGTAATGTGCCTCTGTCATGATGATATGGCTATTTTTTAGCTGGATATCTTCTTTCAAGCTCATCTTTAGCTTCAAGAGATAATTGGTGGAAACCAATTTCAGCCATGTCATCATTCTGCTGTAAAGCATTGGTATGCATAGCTTTCTGAGCTGGACTGTAAGTAATTTTGCCTCTCGCAAAAGGATTAGCAGTCTTGGACGCTTGGTCGCAGATTTGCTGGTTACTAGCAGATACGTTAAGTATCATAGATAGAACCTTATTTTCAATCGAAATACGAAAGCGTCCATCAGGGTCAGTGACCTTATCAAGACCTGTTGTTGTCATAACAAAGTCAGTTACGTTTTTTACTATTTCATTTAAGTTCATAAGAACCTCCTTACGCAAAGCGTAGTTAAATATTAATTACGAAAAAAATCTTTTTCGTTATCTCACTGTTATCACAAATGAGGATTTTTACGAAAACACAAAGAATACGACGAGGAACGAGGACAATATTCTTCTGTGGGCGGTTTCGTAAAAACCGCAGGCTTGTGATACATGTGTGAGATACGAAAAAGTTTTTTTTAAGCCAGGACTGGCATGACCACGCTTGCGTGCCACGCAGTGGACAAAGGTGTGCTTGCACGCCATATAGAGAAAAGAAGTTTGGGTTAAGACTTTTTAAAGGCTTACTTGAGTCCAGCGTCAAGCAACGCTGGTCGTGGTCAAGCGACGAAACGCTTGTCATAGATTGCCGACTCTGTTATATCTATGGCATGGCTATAAGCAATAAAGCAAAGCTACTTGTAGATACTATCGTAGCTAAAGGATGTACTATAACAGAGGCGTCAAA